CACCATCGGCGGTGAGCTTGTTCCGCTCTTGAAACAGGCGGATTCGCTGTTCGGTCTGCGGGCCGAACTTCCCGTCCGCGGTCATCTCCAGGTGCTCCTGGATCAGCTTGACAGCGTGACCGGTCGAGCCTCGCTTCAGAGGCCTCCCGGGATACTTCGGCGGTGTCGGGGCGCTCGATGCGTCCGAGGCGCTCTGAGAGCCTCCTGAGAGCCTCTGCGCGATCGGTGACATGTCCGCCCAGCGCTCCGGATGGACCTCGACATGGATCCAATCGTTCCCGGCTCCAGGGCTTTTGTTCACCCAGCCTCGACCGGCCTCCCAATAACGGGTCCGCTGGTACTGGTGGATCCGCTGGATCCCGAGCTCTGCGGAGTGCTCGATTAGCCAGGGCAGGATCTCCGCTTCGAGTACGTCGAGTCCGGGGCCTCCGTGGCGGATGCCGTAGCCCGCGTCGAGAGCTGCTCCGAACGCGTGAGAGCTCCATGCGGTCCCGCCTCGCACCGGGCGGACCGTGTAGATCCCGAGGTTTTTTAGGTTCCAGCGGGCGCGAAGTTCGGCGGCGATGAGGAGCAGGTTCGGCGACGCGGCGGTGAACGGTGCGCCAGGGGTGCGACCGCGGTTCCAGGAGATGAACGACGACGCGACGGTCATACGGTCTCCGCGAACGAGGTCAGGATCGTCACGCTGTGCGTCCCGGATCCGACGACGCACCACAGCTCCTCGTTCGGCGGGATCTCGATCGTGAAGTTCGTGTTATTCGAGATGACGAGACCGTTCGCGGTCGTGACATCTGCGCCGCCGATGTACATGTCGTTTCCGCCTGGTCGGATCACGACGGTCCGCGTCTCGTTCACTGCTTTTGAAACGATCTTCACGGCGGTCGTCGAGATGCTGGTGGTTACTGCGATCACTGCGGGGGCTCCTCTGTCTTGTCTTTGTCTTTCAGCCCGTTCGACGCGAGCACTCCCGAGAGGGCTCCGGTCATGAACAGGACGAGCGGGTTCAGGGTGGCCCAGGCGGACTCGTCGTTCGGGGACACTTCGAGAGGCTGGACGACGAACAGCAGACCGTAGAGGAGAGCTCCGACGGACATCATGAACGTCAGACCGAGACAGATCCCGATCGCGAGGATGAGACGGGCCTTGATCTCCGAGTTCGTGTAGCGCTTCACGGGGTCACCTGGCATCGAGGGGCGGACGGGAGTGTCTCGCAGTTGTCGCGGGTGCGGTCGTTACATCCTGCGACGACCCAGATCGCGAGGGCGGCGAGGAGCACGATCAGCACGGAGAGGGATCTCACGGGCGCTCCCGCTGTGCGTGTTCAGCGATGTCGATTTCGCGCTGCTTGATTTCCTCGCTAGTAGCGGAGCGCTCAATCGCGATTCCAGTCAGCGCGTCATGCTCGATGACAGTGAAATCAGTTTCGGTATCCATAAATCCTCACAGTGCCGCTCATGGATGTTCCCAGCGTAAAAAAGTTGATTGAGTCGTATGCGGTGGTGAGCGTGTGAAGCCCTCCGCCGGACCTGAAGTAATAAGTAGAGGCGAAGAATCCGAACTGAATGTAGTTATACGTCGTCGTGTCGGCGATGTTCGGTCGACAGATGTCGAGGATCGCTTGACCCTCGTAAGTGGTGTCCGAAAGCGCTCCTCGGAACGATGTCGCGTTTACGTCGGCGATACCTGATGATGTTCCGCCGCTAACGCTGACAGTCTGTTGCTGATAGTTCGCGCCTGTCGCGGTGGTTGCTCCAGCTCGGAGCCTCCAGGCAACGTCCGCCGCTCCGTTGATCGTGATTCCGGACATCACGATCCGATAGTTCTCGAAGTCGCTGGAGAAACAGTTCGCGACGTTCACGCTCGTTCCCGAGAGGGTTGTCGTGCTGATCAGCCAGAGGCCGACTCTGTTCATGTCGGCGGCAGTAAGAACTTCTCCTGAAGTAAATGAGGGGTATGTCATAACGTCACCATCCGAGTCTGTTCGTGTTGAGAATACCGAATGTCGAGGAGTTGAGCGTGAACAGGTCGTAGAGGATCTCCGGGGACATGGAGACGCTGATCTCGGTACGGCCCGGGATCGCGGACACTGTGTAGCCCTCGATCACCATGTCGACCTGTGAGAGCGATCCGCCCGGAGGCGTGTAAACGACCGTCACCCACTTCCCGCACATCCCGGACAGCTCGTTCAGGAACGAGGTCATCTTTAGATCCGTCTGCGCGGAGTCGTTAAACCTGAGATCCATGTAGACCTGAGAGTCGTCCGACAGGACCGCCGCGTAGTAGTCGGTCTGGGCCTGTTGCTGGGCGACCGTGTTAAACAGGACCTGTCGGTCGTAGTTCCGCTGATAGTTGCCGGTCGCCACCGCCTGAGTCGCACCGGCGACGGTCGAGGTCAGGTTCACGACATTCGGATAGTTCGCGTTCGGATACTTACGCGTCAGCGAGTCGTAGCGGACTCCGACGCTCCCGTCAGGGTTAAAGTTAAACAGGGCCGCGCCTGGTGCGGCGGAGGTGCGGAACTCGATCGTCGCTCCGTCGTAGTAGTAGGTCGAGTTCTCGGTCTGGAGGAGCTCGACGATCCGCTGTCCGATGGTCGTCGGATCGAACGCGTCGGAAACGATCGCTCGACCGTCGATTTCGGTCGGCGGAGGGTAGGGCGGGACGAACGGATAGACCTCGTTCGCGAGCTTGTCGGCCTGGCGGATCGCGTTCGTCGTTCCGATGATCGGGTCGTCGTTCACATAGAACAGCGACAGCATCCCGAGCGCGTCTGTGCCGGTAATGGTGGCGGTGTCGGCGTTCGCTGCGATCTCGTCCTGGAAAGTCACCTCGACGACGTAGAAGTACATCGAGATCGCGGACAGGTTGTTCGTGATGACGATCTGGTCGCCTTGTCCGAGAGCTGCCGCCTGTCCGGTCTGGTTCCGGACTGTGAGCGTGACACTGTTCCCGGACGGAGTGTCGAACCAGGAGGAGCGTCCCGCGTTGAACGAGAGCGACTGAGTGATCGTCGTGAAGCTCGTCCCGCCGATCGAGACTGACCAGTTAATGCGGGCCACCGGATTATCCGATCGCGTTCGCTGGGAGACGGTTGTTTAGTCGGACGTACTGCTGGAGGGCGGCGACGACTGCGTTCGGGTCGGCGGACGTTACGGTGATGTTGATCGTGTTTCCGCCCATCATGCCGCCTCGATCGAGAGGGATGACGGCCTCGGGGCCGCGTTCGCCGATCATCGCGAGCGTCGGGCCGGTGACGATTCCGCCCTCGGCGAGCATCGGGATGTCCGGTACGTCGAAGCCTTTCCCGCCGATACCGGGGACCCAGCCGGGAACCTTAAACGAGAGCTTTCCGATCGTGTTATTCCAGACGGAGGCGACCGCGTTAAACACTGTCTTAAACGCTCCGTAGATCGCGTCGATGTACTTCCGTACTCCGCCATACCAGAGGCGCACGACATCGCCGATGAACGTGAACGCGGTCCCGGCGACGTTCTTCACGTTGTCGAAAACGACTTTCACATACTCCCACCACGAACGGAACGCGCCTTTCAGGAAGTCGATCGTCTTCCCGAAGATGTCGAACTTCGCCTGGAGAGCGATCAGGGCGGCGACGATGCCGAGGATGATGACCGCTCCGGTCGCGACCCAGAGCGCCGAGAATGAGGTCGTGAGAGCTGTGTTCAGTGCGGCAGTGACAGCCTGAATCGTGTTGTAGATCGTGAGTCCCGCGTTTAGGGCGAGGATGCCTGCGGCGAGCGTTCCGATGACCAGACCGATCGTGACAATGAGTCCCGTGTTCTTCTGGACGAACTGGCCCATCTGCTGAAGCTTCGGGAGGAGCTTCTCTACGATCGGGAGGAGAGCTGCGCCGATCGCCTCTTTCGTCTCCTCCAGGGCGATCGACATCCCCTTAAACTTGCCTGCGGTCGTGTTCGCCTGCTTCGACGCTTGGCCCTCGAACGTGCCTGCGAGGCGACCGAACACTGTGTCCGCGTCTGCGCCCTCCGCGATCAGACCGGCGAGCGCCGGGTCGAGCTTCTTCAGGGCGGCGAAGTTGCCGTTGTAGGCCTTGGAGAGTGCGTCCGAAACGAGGCCGAGATCCTTTCCTGTGCCTGCTGAGATGTTGAGGGCCAGACCGAGGAGATCCTGCGCCTGGGCGACAGCTCCTGTACCGCGGACGAGCGAGTCGAGCGCGGGCCGGAGCTCGTCGTCCGATACCGCTGCCGCGATCGAGGTCTTCGAGATGAAGTCCTCGACGGACGCGATCTGCTTATCGGTCGCCCCGGTGACGTTCGTGATCGTGGTCGCGAGCTTCTCGGCTGCCGCGTCATCCTCCGCGAACGCTTTCACAGCGGAGAACCCGGCGACCGCCAGTCCGCCGAGGGCGGCAGCTGCGGGGAGCGCCGCTTTCTTGATCGCGAACGCGGCTTTCTCTCCGTTCGTTTCGAGACGCTTAAAGTCGGCGATCGCCCTGTTCAGGCCTGCCGGATTCCATTCGGAGACGATCGGGAGTGAGATAGCCATTAGCGTCTGATGATCTTTCCGGTAGTAGCGTCCGCGACCTTGTCGACGACATCGGCGAGGCGGCGCATCGTGGGCTCGACGTTCCGTTCGCCCGCGAACCAGATGAACCGAGACGGGCCGCGTCCCAGCTTCGAGGTGAGCGAGTCCGCGAAGTTCGGTCGGGCGAGTTTCTTGTTCCCGTTCCGCGTCTGGTTCGGCCCTCGCCCTGCCATGTCCGAGATCGCGAGCGCAGCTGTCTTCGTCTGGACCTTGACCACTCCGACCGACTCCCACTCTGCGCCCTGCTGGAGGTTCCGTCTGCGGGCCTTTCGCGTGTCGATCTTCGCGACTACGCCTTTCTGCTGGCTGGTCTTCGTCCAGGAGGTGCGGCCCGAGTGCTTCATTCCCTGAAGCGGAGCGGAGGAGGGGATCGAGTCCTGGATCGCGGGGATCATCGTCTCGCGGACGATCCCGAGCATCTCTTTCGAGACCTCTTTCCGGAGTGCGGGCGACACTTTCTGGAGCTCGCGGAGGGCCTCTTTCAGACCGTAATAGTCGACTGCGACGGTCGCGGTCATGGTTGCCCTCCTTGTCTGTCTCGGTTGATCGCCTGAATCACTGTCGCCAGATCATCGAGCTCGAATGGAATGTCGGGAGGCCAGTAGCCGGTCGCGGCGCACACTTCCGCGAGCTGACGACTCAGGCCTCCTCGGTAGGGTTTGCTGCTTCGGCCTCGACGACGGAGATCTCGTCGATCTTCTTGATGAAGTCGTCGAACATGGCGGGGATCGTGATCCCTGCGAGCTTGCTCGCCTCGTACGCCATGAACGCGAGATCCTCCATCTTGATGTCCGTCGCGGTCTTCTTGTACTTCCGCTCCCAGAGAACGATCACATACAGATTCGTCGTAACGACGTACTCGTCGCCTGCGACAGTGCTGTACTTGATTTTCAGTTTCACGTTCGGCCTCCTGGGGATCTAGTTGCCTGGAGGGTACTAGATCACGGAGCGGTGATGTCGCGAGCGGACGATCCGCCCTTAAAGACCGCCTCGACGACCGACAGCTCGCCTACGGAGGAGTTGATCGGGGTGATCTTCTCCAGGTAGCAGTTCGTGATCGTGTACTCGGGGTTCGTCGCGGACTCGGTCGCTCCGGAGGGCGAGATCACGAGGGTCGCGGCGGTTCCCCAGGCGGAGTAGAGGATCGCCTCGATCTCGCCTGCGCCGTAGCTGTTAAACAGAGTCAGGGTGACCTCGTTGTTCTCCAGGCCGGAGGTGAACACTCGCGCAGTGCCGCCAAACGCGGTCGTTTCGAGGGCCTCTTTCGTGAGGCTGATCTCGCACTTCGAGCAGTTGTCGGTCAGGTCGGTCGTCGTCGCACCTACGGTCAGGTTAATCGTCGCGTTCCCGAGGAATGTGGTCGTGGCCATGTGTGTGTCTTTCTGTTCAGGAGCGGCGGGCGCTCATTCTTACCGTGAGGTCGTATGACGGGATCTCCTGTGATCCGACGACCGTGAGAGACGGTCGGCCTGACATCACGACTATGGAGCTGTTGTAGATCGTGTCCATCGTCGTCAGGAGGTAGTCAGTCGCGTCCTGGTTGCCGGGTGGCGCTGCCAGGATTCGGATCGTGAATGTGATGTCGGCGACGCTGTTAACGATCCCAGCGTTAAACGCGTCGAAGCTCGGCGGCTCGATGTAGACCGTGAGCGGACGGGCGTTCCGCGGGTCGGTGATGGGGACCAGACCGATCGCGGTGATCGCGTTCTTAAGTGCGGTCGTCGCGTCGACGAAGATTCCGGAGGGCATGTCACGCGACCTGGCTCCGCTTGATTCCGAGGAGCTGGTTCACGCGGCCCATCGTCATCACGGGTCCGCCTGCTCCCATCGCCTCGAAGCTCTGGAACGAGTCGATTGATCCGCGTTCCCGGTAGAGGCCTGCCGCGTACAGGATCGCGCCCATCTTCACAGCGTCCGAGGGGACGGTCGTGAGTGAGTCGTGGTAGCCCGCCTGGACTCGTCGAGCGAAGCACCATGCGTTAGAGGCGTTCACTGCCTGGGCGAGGAACGCGGTGTCGTTGGCGGTCGCGGCGCTGATCCCGAGGAAGACCTCAACATCGGCGGAGACGATCCAGGTACAGGTCTGAGTCCAGGTGAGCGTCCCG